AATGCCTACTTGATCAATACTTTTGGGTTCAGTAATTTGATTAGTTATAGTTTCAACAATGACATTTCTAATGTCGTCGGGTTGTTGTGTAAGATCGATCAATTTTCTATTGCGTTCATAGTCATCTAACACGCGATGTTCTTTACCTTCATGGTCGGCCCAACGCTGAAGCATGAGATTGTTCCAAGCAAACCCTTTTTGGGTTCTATCTTCAAATGCTTCTTGCAGTTTAGTTTTTCTTACGCCGGGATAAGCCGAAAATACATTGTCACTAGTGTCACCACGAATACATTTTTCAAACAATAACCATTCTGGATTGGGCACTGCTTTAGGCTGCTTAGTCTTATTGTCAATGACCATTTTGCCTTTTTTATCAAAGATGCCCTCATGTGTAGTTAAGGTATCTGCAACGCCATTATATTGTTTAACATTAGGAGCAATCAATTGTGCAAAGTCGCTGTCTGTTGAGATAATCACGTGATTGTCAGAGGGGTGATTCTGTATAAAACCTGCAATTAAATCATCAGCTTCTAGTCTAGGATTTTGCAAAACTGTGCAATTAGTCTTCGTAGTAACAAAGTCTTTGAACTTGTCAAATGTTTCCCAGAACAATTTATCTTCTTCTTGTTCCTTAACAGTCATTGCACTGCGAGTCTCTTGACGATTACGCTTATACGGAGCATAGTAATCCTTTCGCCAGCTACGACCCTCGAGACAGAAAACTACATGTTTCCCATCAAAGTCTTGCCATGCTTTCTTAATCGAATTAAGAGTAATGTGCATGGCCATACCAAGTTTTGTATCGGCATCACCTTTGATTACATGTCTAGCACGAAAGAATGTATTAGCTGTGTCTACTAAAATATATGACATTTTATCTTTCTAATTTAGAAACTGATTCAATTTCTGACATTAAATTTTTATAAATTTCTGGATTCATAAATGGGCGTGCATTTAAAAATTTAACTGCATCATCTTGTGTTATCTCTGGTCTAAGATCGAATGCTACACTAACACGTCTAGTAGGTTCTTCATGCTTGTCGGACCAGTGCATTACACAACTAGGGAAAATTGTAAGACCTCCTTTTGTATTAGCAATACTGTGCGATTTACCAACCTCTAAAGGACTTTTATAGTTAGTCATGGTCTTATAGTCATCTAGATGCATGTTACCACTTAGATAACAATCAAAATTTGAGTTATGCAGATGTTCTTTAATTTCTTGACCAGTGTGTAGAATATTAAACCAACATACAATGTGTAAATTTGTTATAGGTGTATAGTCCATAGTAACAAAGTCTAAATACGATAATTGTAAAAATTTCTTTAGATCATTTAACTCTGGAATCTCATTGGCAAAATCGAATAAGTTATATTGACCAAATCTGCTAGTCACACTTTCATCACCTAATCCAGTGTTGCCGTCGTGCATTACTGGATATTTTTTTAAAATTTCTTCTTCGTGATCGAGTAACCAGTTTCTAATCTTATCAACTTTTTTAAACTCTCCCCAATACGAGGTGCCTATGGAAAAGTCCCAATAAGGGGCATAGTGTGTTGCTGGCAACGGATTTCTAATTTTTCTAATTTGCATATTAATACTCCATATCTGCGGCTAATACAAAACGATTTTTATCACTAAGGCACGGTCCGGGTCGATGCCATAGTTTACTTGGATATACGACCCAAGTAAAGTATTCTGGGTTTATAAAAAATGTTGAATCGGTCTCTGGATGACCCATGGTAAACTCTGTGCCACTTTCTTCAAAATTTTCTATATTGTCGGGTATACTCAAATACATTATACCTGATAGTTTGTTAGAAGTCAAGTCATGATGATGGTGATGCCACAGTTGTTGGCGATCTTGATTATCATCTTGTTTAGTCATAAAACTCCAGCAGTTAATGCCTTTGACTTTGGTTTCGTGCCCGAGATACATAAAACAGGCAAACAAAAAGCTCATTCGATATTTTAACCAAACTGATTCTTGCCTGGCAAATAAATTTTCTTTGGTTTGATACTTTGGACTATTTTCAAAATAGTTTCCAGAATCGATGATTTGTTTTACTATATCACAGGTCTGGTCAGTGTCTGTTTGTGTAATAACACTAGAGAAATTGTATTTTTTAATAGTTGAGTCTATGGTCATTTTTTAGCGTCTTGGATATTGACAACATTAATGGACCCAGCCATTCTTTCGGGCATGCCTTCTTCTGCAAGGACATTTCTGCAAAGCTCTCGAAACCAATGATCAACAATTTCTTCATCGTTTTCACCTTGAAAGCCGTTGGCTTTTAGCATGGCAATAAACGGTTCGTTCCAGTCAAGTTCAAAAAATCCATTCCTTGGATTTTGGATATTAACCTTAGTATCTAATACAGCCACCCAAGGCTCGCCCTTATCTGTAGCTAGTTCTTTTTCTGTTTTTGGTTTAACAGCGGCAGTTTCTTCTGTAGGCGAACTGGCAAACAGTTTTTTAAAAAATTTCTTTATCATTAAGTTCCCCACGCATTGTTCCAAATATCGACTTGTAATCTAGGTGAATATTTATAACCTTTATCCATTGATAGTTGTGCAACTTGTTTAGTGTTTAAATGATACAAGTTATTAACACCGCCTACTGGCATCAAATACACTAGTCCGGTAAATCCATTGTCTTTATATATTGCTACTGCTCGATCTACTTCATCTACATCGTGCTGTGTGCTGACAACAAATTTTAAGTATGCACTACCTAATTCTGAATACGAAGTAACAACAGTTGGCTGAATAGCATCTTCCCAAGACTCGCCTGAGCAGGTTAATTTAGGACTGATAGAGAATGTAATATTAACATCTGATTGATGACGTAACCACTCTGCAAACTTAGGATCTAAATCTTGAGTTCCGTTGGTTTCAAATGTTACATTAACTAGCCCATTGGCTGCACATTCTTCAATTAATTTAGGCCATGCACGTTGCCATCCTAGCAATGGCTCACCACCAGTGATAACCAAGTGAACATCACTGCCATTAGCCTGTGTCCATGTCTTGTTTGGGATTAGATCTTCCATCTTAGTTTTAATATCTTCTAAAGATATAAAAGGGCTTAGATGTTTGTAATCAGGATGCCAACTAGCGTAGCTATCACAGCCTGTGCTTACAAGTGGTAAGTCATCATATGTTTTGTATAAGTCAATTTTTTTAGCAACATCCTCGGGCTCTGTGCTACGTTCTCCAGTAGCAAGACCAAAGCCTCTACACTGGAAGTTGCAACCAAAAGAACGCAGGAATACACTGGGTGTTCCTGCATACAATCCTTCACCTTGGATGCTGTAAAATATTTCTGCAATTTTAATTTTGTTCATAGATAGTGGACCATTTTTTTAATTTTTCATGTTTAGCTTCGGCGGCTCGTTCAATGTTAGCATAACTAACAACATCCATTTCTTGTAAGATATCAATCATGGTCATTAAGTCACCAAGTTCTTCTTCTAGGTGTTGTCTGTTAGTTTTAGGCTTACCAGGCTTGTAATTGTCCATTCCAAAGCGATTAATTTTACTCACAGCTTGTATAACTTCAGCACATTCTTCACTGAGAATGTTCATTACTTCATTTATCTTTTCTTGCATTTCTTAATTCCTCAACATCACTAACTGCTGATTGTAACACACTGGCATAGTTAAAAGCAACCTGTTTGGCCATAATAAGACTTGTGTCAAATTCAACATATCCTTTGGTTAATAGTGTCCACATGTGTTGCCAGCGGGTCTTTGACCAAAAGTTAGTTCTAGTTTTTGTATAAATGGTTACAGTGACGCCGATATCTTCTGCTTCTACGTCAATGGTATGTGTGCAAACGTCATCTCCGCAATCACATACCGCCTTATACATCTTGCTAGTGCCCCAGTCGTTTACTAGCAATACTCCTCTTGCTGGTTCTTGTGCGATCATAGTTTTATATTTTCCATCATAGCAATTTTAGCAATACGTTCACCAAAGTCTTGATCATTAGTAATAATATAGGTAGTAGAGTCATTTCTATCATTTTTACGATCATATCGTCTAAACTCTACAACCTTGCCACCCACAGCATTGAACACTTTAAAGTTTAATATAGGGTCATCGCTGACTGCCTCGCAATCATCGTGAGATATCAAGCGACTCTTCGATAATCGGATTTTGCCGTTGTCGCCTTCATACTCGTATATCTCTCGACCTTCTTGGGTCCAACGCCATAATATTTTTTTCAACCATTTCATTTACATGTTCCTAGCCAGTTATCTAATCTTTTAGCAGCCTCGTCAAAGTCCACAGCCCATACTTTAGCATATATTAAATTGTCTTTAATTTGCATATCAAATGGAATATCTCCATTAAATCTAAACCCATCAGGAACTTCGGTAGTAACAGTAAACTCGTTCAAGTTCTTTGCACGAAAGATTAAATTGTTAGCCATGTCGACTGAGTTCATACTAGTCCTACTGGAAACGGCCATGCATTGCTAGGATCTGGACGTGATTTTAGTTTTACGTTTTCTTCAATAACTGTGCCATCATCTTCGCATAAGCTAACTTGGTATGGGGCAATAATGTGAACAGCCGCATCTTCTTCTTGCCAATCATGCTCACCATCGTAGAGCCAACCTGACCCACCTTCGTAGTAGAGTTCTTTGAGTTCTTGTTGTTCAAGCTCGCTAATATCATCACTGAATTCCCACTCAACACTGATAGTATCATCAAACTCACACCCCCAGCCAGCGTCGGATTTAGTATATGCTATATCATCACCTTCCCAGGGAAGATTACAATCTAAGTCTTCTTCAATAAAGCCTTGCCCCCATCGATACGTTTCGTCAAGATTAAACCAACTGGTAGAACCGTCCGGATTATCACGGAACATTTCCACATGCCAAATAATGCTTTTCTTTTCGAGTGGTTTAATAAGATATACACGACTCATGTTAGGTCTCCTTAATAAAATATTTTGATGCAGGGTATCTTTCCTGCAACCATTCTAATAAACCAGGGTCTACTGGTAACCGAATACTGTCAAACTTGTTAGTAATATATCTCATCGTGGTGCAAACTCTTGTTGAAGTTTAATGTTGTCAAAGAACTCTTTCTTTGTATGCGGATCATCTTTAAATGTTCCTCGTAATACTGTAGTCTGTGTTAGACTAGAATGCGCCATAATACCACGATTCTCACAACAACCATGAACCGCTTGCACGTAGACTGCTACGTTTTCTGATTCAGTTGCCTTACTAATCTCGCGGGCAATGTCGTTACAAAGTTCCTCCTGGAGAGTTCCTCGACGGGCACACCACTGAGCGATCCTTGTATACTTGCTAAGTCCGATGAGTTTCTGAGCCGCAATAATACCAATATAAGCAACACCACTAACGGGTTGGTGATGATGGCTACACATACTGCGAAGCTCGCTACGAACAACCAACATACCTTCGTAACGGTCTGCCGAATCATTTGGAAATGCTGTTGCGTCTGGTGCCGGTTCATATCTACCTGCCATTATTTCGTTAAAATACATTTTGGCCAGTCGTCTTGCTGTGCCTTTACTGTTGGGATCATTCTCACGATCAATAAGTAATCTATCTAGCACCGTTTCAAATGCTTCAGTTGCTTCGTCAATTAGTTTTTCCAAATCACCCTCGTGCAAGTAGTCACTAATGTTGTCGCCGGCCCAGAAACGTTTGTTATCACGTTTCATTTTAAAGCGAAGATGATCGCCAAGATATGCTTCTTCGTAACCACCGTCGCCTGCCATTGCATCTAGGCCTGTTTCTTTTTTAACATACACTTCTTGTTTTAAAGGTATGTAGTTATCTGCTTTAAATTCTGGTGTAGGTTTAAGTGCAGGATCTGGTGTAAATTTTGTTGTCAATTTATTATTCTCCGAGTTATCGACGTGGATGTCTTTGTATTATTATACAATATTATTTAGGTTTTTGCAACCTTAATAGGACATTTTTCTTGATTGCTGATTTCAATATGTTCAAATTAACTCCTAATTTGGCAGCATATTTTACCCATGCATTTGTATCTTTTGGAAAACACATACCACCAAATCCATAGTAGCCATCCGGACCGGGGACCTGCATATGACTTAGTCCAATTCGAGTATCTTCTGCTAGATACATTCTAATAGTATCCCATTTATATCCGTGTGCTATGGCCAGCTCACTCATCTCATTCATGAACACTACTTTGGTAGCTAGATAACTATTGATCGTATATTTGACAAAGGCAGCTTCGCCTATTGAACAGTGCTCTACCATTGTTATAGGTTGAACTAGTTTAATAATACGTTCTGCTTCGTTTCTATAGGCAGCAACCTTTCCACCTATGATAGCATTTTGTTCTTTACGGTAATCTTCAAGAGCACGACTAGCTACTAGGAACTCGGGTATATGAACTAAGTTAGGATATACTGATTGCATTTTTTCATAAAACTGTGGAGGTGCAGTAGTCTTACTGATAATGACATTTTTATAATCCTGCAACATATACAGCACAGAATTTAAGATACTGGTATCACATTCTCCAGTATCTTTTGCAGGGCTAGGCACACATACAAATACAGCATCGCAGTCTTCTAGGTCGCTAAACGTGCCAGTTGCTTTAGCAGGATCAACATCGACTATGACAATAGTAGTGAATAAGCTATCGTAGGCATTGCGTATAGCATTACCGACAAATCCTAATCCAACAATGCCTATTTTTAAATCATCATTCATATACTTCCCAGCATTGTGTTGCATAGTTCCAATGTCTTGTATCGTATAACTGTGCTCTAAGAGTATAACTGAGTAAACCTAACCCTAGTGCAACGCCAGCATGATCTTCTTGCGAGGTAATTTTAAATTCAAGTTCAGCAACGGTATCTGATCGATATATCTCAACTTCCCATGCTTTGTGTTTGAATATTTTTTGCCCCCATGAACTTACTATTTCAAAACGGTCACTCCATGGATTGCGTATAGTTAGATTAATGTAGATCATACATATCCTTGTTTCTTTTGACTGCGAAGGTTACGGCATTGTTCTTTAACCTCTGCAGGAAAGTCAGGATGAAATTCTGCTAGACTACAATCATATACCTTAGTCTCTGGCATGGGAGTTATACTGAGTATAAACACCCATAATAAAAATCCAAAAAGAAAGCCAACAAGGTATTTCACAGTCTCTCGCTCAACAGTATACGACATAGGGCTGCATCTTTTTTTGATTTAAAAGTAAAGGTCATGAAATCTTCACTAGGTGTATATACAAATCTATTTCCCGGCAAACCGAATACTTGTAAAACTAATGCACACGTTTCGTTCCACCATGGGATTTCTTGATTATGCCAATCCACAATAACTTCATGATCACTTGGTGACACGATAGTTTCCTTTTTCTGGAATAACATGCCTAACACCCCCACGTGGATCTGGCATATCGCCCGTTCGTCGAGGAATCATATGAACATGCGGATACATCACAGTTTGACCAGCTGGCTCACCGACATTCTGCCCGATGTTAAAGCCATCCCATTGTTCTGCTTCAACACCTTCGTATCCGAATTTATAGGCTGCTTTGTAGCACTCCCAGAGATTGTTACCTTGCTCTTGGGTAGGCACAAATAGCAAATGCCCTGAGGTAACTGGATATGCATCTCTGAAGACCCAAAAGTCTTTTGTTCGATAT